GCAGTAGTAGAGCCTCCTTTAGTTTCAAACATATTATGTGGTGTAATGTACTCCAAAGGATACTTAACAGATGAAGATAATATATAAAATGATCTTACTGCAATAAATCCTGTTGGTACTGTTTCTGTTTCTGAATCAATAGTTATAGAATCTATTTGTTCCATTTGTCTTATTCTTAATTTAGCATTAAAATCTGCTTCAGTAAGTTTAATAAAATCGTCAGCAATTTCATCAGTTAAATCTGTTCTGTTTAACCAATTAGCTATTCCTGTTTTTAATTCTGCGTATGTTGATAATGCCATCTAACAAGCCCACTTTCTTAATGATTTATTTATTCTACTATTAGGATCTCTAGCTGTTTTAGCAGAAGTAAGTTTACGTTTCATGCCTTTCATTCTTGCACAAAATGATTTTCTTCTAGCACTTGTTTTTGATTTTGTAGGAGCTTTTAAAGTACCACCTTTATAACTAGCTCTACCTTTAGCATTTAATCCACCTGATGGTGACTTACCTTCTTTACGTTGCCATGCTGGTGATCTTGCCATTACTTAAATCCTTTTTTCATTTTTTTATAATTTTTTTTAGAAATAGTACTGTTCTTTTTAGATCTACTAATTCCTTTTTTTTTACGTTGGTTAATATTGTAATATAAACCTTTTTTAGCCATTATAAAGATCCTTCTGATGTTCTAAAATATCTAAACTCACTACTATTTAATTTAGTTCTCATAATTTTTTTTTGTGTATCTTTAGGTAATCCCCACCAATTATTAGTTCCATTATATTCTTTAGTCCATATCTGTAAAATAATAGGTGGTACACTAGCAATCCTTCTCATATCTTTAGATTTTGTATATCCATCATTTAATGTGTAAAGTTTTTTATTTCTTTCCATTAAAGGATTAAGATTTTGCTGATTGTTTACAGTTAGCTTACCATCAGACTCTTGTATATACTTAGTCTTAGTAGCATCAGCATTCCATTCGGTTGCTCTTACCTTACCCATTATTCAGTCAATTCTGTAGCGTATAGTTCTCCATCAGAACCACCTATTCTTAATACTGCAATCTTTTCTCCAGTTGATACTTTAATAGTTTCAACTTCTCCTGCAGGTAAATAAGTAGTACTTGTAGTTGCTGTTGGTGATACTGCTATATGTATATGACAAGCAATAGTACCTACAACTCTTATGTATGATATGTTAGCTGAAAAAGCTGAGCTTGCAGAAGATGAACTTCCAGAAGTTAGCTTATGCACAGTTCCATGTCTCAAACCATAGTTCATGTATTATTCTCCTTTTGTTTAGGATATGTTCCCAGAACGTTCCAGGAACATTATTCCTATTTAATTATCTTCTTATAACGAATGTAACAACAAGTTTGATTGTATTACTAGAAGCTCCATCAGTTATCATTTCGATAGATCCATCTTCAGCAACTTCGTTTGCTGCAGTTGGTGTTGCTGTATCAATATCTCCAGCAGCAGATCCAGATTGTGTTACTGTAATTGCTCCACCAGTTATAGCTGTTCCACCAATTTCAAAAGTGATTCCTCCATTAGCAGTGCCAATTGCACCTTGTAGTGCAGTTATAATTTTTATTACTTTGCCTCCATCAGGTACAGGTACGAAAGTTGATGATGCTGTACTGATGTCTGCTATTGTAGATGTTAAAAAATAGTCGTTTAATGTTCTCATTTTATTCCTTAATTGTTCCGATCCTAACCTATCTCAGATCTTCAATTGTTTGAAATACTGCTAGGCGAGCAGATTAAAGGTTACTCGCCTAAACAGTTATAAGTTATTATGAAGTAGTTAAATCAGCTACTAAGCCTGACGCTGCTTCATTTCTTGATTCTAGAGTTGCTTCTACTAAAAGCTGTCTTTTCTCAGAGTCACCTGTTTTTGACAATTCATGCATAGTAAAGTCTCTTAAGAAAGCTACTCCCCAGTAATCCATGTCCAAAACATAAGCGTCTCTATCTCTAGAGAATCTATTTGGTACAACTTGTAATTGGCCAAAGTCAGATGCGTATACATCTACTGAAGTGTATAATGTAGCGTCTGCACCTGCATCAAATCTAGTACTATTACCAGTAAAACCTGATAATTTTTGTTTGTTGAAAGGGCCAACCATAATCATAGTTGGATTTCCACCTTCATCCCATACTGATTTAATTACAGATTTTAATAATGTTTCTGTGAAAGCTCTTTGAGTACCATCAGTTCGAGCAGTATTACCTACTGAACCTGAAGTACCAGAAGTTCCCATTACATCATTAGTTGCTACCCAAGCTCCTAAAGAACCCATTTCTCTAGCAGCAGTAGCTGAACCTGTAACTTCTGCATTGTTAGTTGTTATTTGTGCTTCCATATCTCTTTTAAGCTCTTTTGCTTTTTTAGCGATTTGG